CCATCTGTAGGCATATCACCATTGTGAGGATTATTGTCTGCGGGCTGAGTGTTGTTTGCATTATTATCAACCCATGTCTTTAGATTACCAATATAAATTGGCTTATCTCCCTGTTTCTTCTGATCTTTTGGCACATTAATAGTAATATTATGCGAATCACCATAAGCCGAAATTTCCCTTCTTTCAGAAATATTGATATTCAAATATTTCTTTCCATTTTTACCCGTTGTAATAAAATCCTTAGGGATGTCTGTTACACAAATGCTTCCATATAAAAAATTACTCATATATTTTAACTGTTAATGATGGTTTAACCTCTGATTCCTTGATAAATTTGTAATGTAATTCGGGGTATTCTTCCTTGAATGCCTTTGCATCAAAAGTTTGTCTTACGCCTCCCTGTTTGCAGATTAATTGTACGCCGTCCTGCTTTACGTTCGTTTCATCAAACGCAATCATTGCGCCTAGTAACTCATTCGTAATTTCATTCCTTCTATTTTGCAATTCTTTCAATTGCAAGTCGATAGATTTTAACTCTGATAATTTTTCACTGTCAAATATCATGATCTTTGTCTTTTAAATTGTTTATGATTTATTTCGCACTGTAATAATTCTTTTACTACCTCAATAGGTATTCTTTTAACCTCTATGAATTTCCTTTCCGTTTTTCTTATCCAAATTGCGTAAAGATGAGGAACTTTTAAGGTTGGATTCTGCATTTCAAATAGATAAGCATAAATGCTTAATTGCCAACTTAAGTACTCCATATCCAGCTTACTAGTAGTCTTAATGTCTGCCAGCGAATAATCAGCAAGAACTATATCAATCGCACTTGCAAAGTATTCACGATCTGTTACTAGATATTCATTCTCTAAAACATTGAGATCATATTCTTTCTTAAGCTTCATATAATTAATACATTCGGGTATCAACGAAGTAACGCCTAAGGAATCTATTAGCTCGCATGTTTCATGTACTAGACTTCCATTTGCGCACGCTTTGTCTAAAATATACTTTGGAATGTTTGTATATTTATCAGGGAATAACTGTCTTCCAATCATCCCCGTAATACCTTGTAATATCTTACCATTTAAGGTATAAGTATGATCTTCCTGATTAAAAGATACCCCGCATTTATTTAGCATTAGTAAAGTCTTTTTTGCGTGATGCCATGTAGCTTATAAAGTCTTTATTTGATTGTAATGTAGGATATCTTTCGTAGATAGGTTTTAAGTCTTCTTTTTTCGTTGCGGCTTTTAGCTCAGACATTGCAACATCAAAATAAGGAAGATCACATACAGGAATATTTCTTTTTGTAGAAATTTCTTCCTCTTTTGGTGGCATCGTATCAGCATCCTTTGTATCATCAATACAAAATAAACCGTTTAACGCATATTTTCTAGCATAAGAAGACGCTGTACCCGTTATTTGTGATTCATCCATCCCTTTCTTTGTTAATTCTTCACGAGCATAAGCACTCGTTTTTATTATTTCTTTTTCGCTATGCAGAGAGGCTGTAGCTTTAATGTAATACCTATCACCGACAAGTACTAGCTCATCATTTAATGTAAGATAGCAATTATTTGCCTGTAATAACGGTTTAACCAGCTCTAAAATATCTTCACATGAACGATATTTGTACCCGCCAAACTTATTTGTTTGACCTTTTGGAGCTTTCAAAGCCCCTTGAATAATTTGTAACTCTTTCATTTTCTTTTTATTTTTAATTTAAACGATTCATTTGTATGTTGGCATAATCTGCCACATTTTGTAATTCGCTAGTGATATACCTTTCTACATTTTTACATTTACGTTCAGAAGTATGTAGTATTCTGCAATTATCCATGTGAATGACACCCATATATGGGGTTGCATAGAAATTACAATCAATTACAATCAAATTCCCGTATAAATCAATCATTAAAGAACGGGTTTCAGGGGTTACCAAACAGGCAAGTTCTTTTATACATTCCTGTATTGCTTTTCGAAGAATCTTACTCATAATTTTTTGCTTAAATATTCTGAATACTCCGCCAATAGTGCAGATACTACGCATAAAGATAGTCCATATCCGAAAAAGCCTAACAAAAGTAGCAACAAAGAAACAGGTATCGTAATCCAATACGCTATTTCTACGATTTTTTTGATCTTTTTATTCATATTATTATATTTTATTTGATTATTTACTGATACAAATCTACTAATTTAGCTTATTACCTCCAAATAAAACATGGAAAATCTTTATATAATAATGAATATTTAACTTTTAAGGAAAGAAAAAGGGCTTTAAAGCCCTAATTCTTATAATTTTAATAGTATTTTTATCTGTTTTCTGAACTTATAAATAATAAATATCAATGAAATCAAGCAAACAAAGACTATTATCGACCATATTAGACCCGATATTTGTTTAAAAATACTCGTTTCCGACTTAATTTTACTCGTTTCGGTCGCTTTTGTGACGTTTTTTACTACTTTTATGCTATCATTGTTAGATATTTTAACGCTATTTTTAATCGTTTCTTTCTTATTTGATATAATTGCCTTACTTAAGGTTGAAACGCTCTTAGAAAGCACGGGATGCGTCCCGTTGGCATCTGTAACCTTTGTATCATACGTAGTAACTTCTGTAATGAGTTGCTCCGTTCCTTTTTCATCTGTTACGATAGTGCTTACTTCCTTAGAAATAGTTGAATCATGATTCACGACCAACGAATCAGTTTGAATTTTAACATTTGACTTTGATAACTGCTTACTAGAGCCGCATGAGGTTAAAATAACCAACGAAAATAAGAATAAGTATATATATTTTCTCATATTAATCTTTTTTAGTTTGCAATCCTGCAATTGTTGTAATGATAGCCGCTATAAGTGTGATATAACCGACCCATTTTGTGAACCCATCGGGAAATACATCCATCATTTTAGGCATAGACCCAACTATACCCCACGCGGTCGGCATAGCGGCGGTTATTACGCCTGCTATATTCCTAATTTTCTTTGCCATCAAAGGTGTTTCCGCTTTCCACCTTGTTTGTAATGTTTTTATAATTTTCATAATTCTTTTTATTAGTTTTGTTTCCATCGTGTCGCCTCCCATGCGCGTCGCGTTACTAATCCTCGTAATACTTGACCGCCTGCATGCGTCCATTTGTTAAATTCAGCTTGTATGTCCGAATCATTCGAACCTTGCAATACTTTTCTTATCAATGTAGACTTTCTTAAGGCATCAATACCCAAATTAAACGCAAAATCTGCAAGCGCATCAAACTCTCCCTGTGTAAATTTGTGAGGCAGAGAATTTATGTAACTTTCTACAGGGACTAAGTCGCTTTGAAGATATAAGTCAGCCTGCTTCGCATTGATTATTTGACCCTTCATTACTCCTTTTGTATGCCCAACTCCAATTGTCCATACTCCTACACTGTCTTGATAGGACTGTAATTTACATCCTTCAAATCCTTTGATTTTAGCAATTAAAATGTTACTTACTTTCATATTTAATTAATTAGTTTTTTGTCTGCCTTTAATTTCATTTCCCCGCGCATCTCTGTGATGTTCTGATCAATTTCACTAACGGATGTTTTAATCTCATCCATCTTTAAAGAGTTTTGATTATAAACCGACCTATCGTTTTGCACCTGAACCTCCAATACGGCAATACGGCTGTTAAGTTGAATCCACGAACCGAACAAAGCTAATGCAATTGTAGCAATGATTCCTATTAATGTATTTTTATCAATCATAATTGTTAATGTTTTAATATTCTGTATTCTTCTGCATATTGAAATTCTATATTATAAGATATGTTTTGACTATTTCTTTTTCTAAGAACCTGCACACTAGTTCCTGATAAAATAATAGGTTTTATTGTACCGTCCGTTATGTCTGCGACTACGGGAGATACCCACAAATCACGTAAAGAAACGCTTTTAGCCTCGCTCATATAATCAGTTAACAAAGTCATTTTCTTTGTTGCGGTTGAATTATATACACGCGTAATTTGTTCAGATTCATACGTACTTTTTGACAATGTTAAATTTTCATCAAATCCGATATATGTATTAATCGTATTCGTGGCTCCCATGCTGTCTACGTACGCTAAAACAAATCTGTGAGGGAATCTAGCATCTCTCTGTTTTAATAATACAATTAGTGGAGAAAAAGAATTATTTGCGCTTGATATCGTCAATTTAATTGCATCATTGAACCACGACAAACTAGTGTCTATTATGAGGCTTACAACTCTTCCCGATAACATAGTCCCTGTATACGATACAGACGCACCTAAGCTAGTCGTCTTAGTCACTATGTAATCGACACCTCCACCCAAACTCATTAATGTAATCTTATCGCCAATTGTCGAAATTATATTATCTTTTTGTGTATTTAGGAATAATCCATTATTCCCGCTTGAAAAGGCATAATCATTCGCAATGAAATCTTTGTTTGATGCATTTAATGCAATGAAAGTTGATGAAACCGTACCACCATCTACAACGTTGCTATATTCAGAGTTTGCAATTCCACCATCAATGGTTGTATACTGAGAGGCTAATGCGTCTCCACCATCAATAATTGTATAATCAGAAGAATTGATAGTATTCGTTCCATCGGTCACCGATAGCGAATATTCTATGAAGTTATTACTAACTATTTTATTAGTCAAAACAAGTTCAGAATATAAAAAGTTTTGAAGTATCTTATTAATATTAATTGCAGCATACAATCCTACCATAGAAAGAACGAAATTTCTAGTATTACTACCTGCTACTACAGAAAGTGTTACCGTATCTATTTCAGTATCTGAATGTATAGTCACAATCATATCATTATATACAGGTGTTACCGAATTCGGTAATGTTGTGAATGTTAGTGCCATTATTTTTTTTGTTTAAAGTTATCGAATATTGATTTTATGTCGAGTTTTACAGCATTTAGCAATTCTTTCTCAGCTGCAATTTTTTCATCCTTAAAATCAGATAAAAAAAACCGTCCTTTGAAGCCTTCCTCTCCTATCTTCTTTGCTATAGGGTATGCCGCTGATACGGGGATTCCATAATCATCATGTTTTTTAATCCAATCACGTATATTTTCAATCGGTGGCATCTTACCCTTACCTCGTCCAAAATTACTAAAACAGATTGCGGGAGAAACCATGATTTGAAAACCGTTTTCTTTAATTACCGTTTCTATTTCTTTAGTATGATCTGTTAAACCCTCTTTCTCTACAGCATTTTGTATTGCTGTAAAGAAAATAAGGCTTATACGATCTATTGCATTATCTAAGTTACTCATGTCAAAGGTATTTGATCTTCATTCCTGAACATTCTGATCTTAAACGTAAATGTCATTTGTACGCCCGTGGCATTATCTGCGTTCTTCATAATGAAAGGTGAACCGCTTGCGGAAACCTGAGTTAAGAAATTAAACTTATCTTCATTCTCATTGAAATATGCATGCATATCTTCAGCGATCATAATCATGTCAGAATAGTTTTGCAGGAAATCATCTCCTTTGTCTAAAAAAAGTACGATTGCCTCCTGAACCAACTCACCTTGCGAAAATGTAAAGTTGTCTAATACTAGCCACACGAGCGGATATTCCAAATCACTAGAGATTAGGTTATTCATAGGCTCATTATGATAACTTGCGACCATCTTATGCGAATCGCAAAACGACTTAATGCAGTCGTTAAGTTTCTTAATGGTACATAACATCGTGTTCGCGTATTGTTAATTGACGATCTTTTACCAAACTCAAATTGAATATAGCTTCCGTTTGTTCGTGAATAGATCCAATCTCAGAGCTATTACCGAAAGTTTCCCAATGTTCAGGATATTTATCTGCATGCTCTAACATAAAGTTCATAGCCATGTTTTCATAAGAAGACGTATATTGCTTAACTATTTCCTGTAACTTATTTACCTCAGACATTGCTAAGCTCGTTTGATTTTCTCTTTCATCCTTAGAGATGGTAGCTGTGCCAATCGAAGCAAATTTTAAATCTACTAAAGATTCAATAGAATAAAACACAAGCAAATCAAGAACATACTCATTCATAAGCAACTTATAATCATCGTTTATGTCCGAGCCTTCGGTTATTATTTTCTTGTACATTACCACTCCTAAAAATGGTTGCAACTTCGCATTCTGTGCCATTAAAATAGCCGTTCTCACATCCCTATCAGGTGTGTTTGCATCTACGAAGGCGTTGTCTTTAACTCGGCTAGGGTCTATTATTAATTTATCCATATTGTTAATTGTTTTGTGTATCTGTGTTATCAGAACCGATTTTTGTCGTATCTACTGCGGGCGTTGCAGTCGTTGCGGGTGAATCAGCGGGCGCAAGCTCGTTATTATTGTCCGCGCTCGTAGCATCATCAAACAAAGAAAGTCTGTCTATTGACAAATCTTTTAATTTGTTTATTGCCATGATCTTGTTGAATACTTTCGTAATCTGATTTTGTTCAGGCTGAATAACACTAACATAAAAGACTTCGTATGCAGCTTGCAACTCATCTCTATTCCCTAAAGTACCTGCCAAAGCAATACCCATTAATAGCGGACTTGTTACCCTGTGCCCTGATAGTATTTTTTGTCTAACAGCTTCACTGATTGATTTATACCTGTCTTCTGAACTATCATTTTCGACCTTTGTAACCTCAACCGATAACTCTTTTTCTTTCGAAAAAGTAATCAATGGTGTTCCCGCTCTGCGTGCTCCCGTATAGTTGTCAATAATATTGCTTGCTTCCTCTATTTTTTGCGTAGGCGTAAAGTTACCGATAACGTTAACATGCATCGGTGTACTCATTTGATTTTCAAGCAATTTTTCTCCATAAATGTCTGAGTTCACATCTGCGCGGATCGAAGATAAACAAGCGATATAAGACGGTAATGGATAATAAAAATTATTATCGGACGTTCCGCGATAATACAGCAATTGAGTAGTAGCCGTTATTTTTACTGCAGTTAATCCCTCAACATTATTTGTATTAATAAACGATTCATAATCTATTGCCTTAGTCTTTGCTCCGTTCGGGTCAAAGGCTGGTATGATCTGTTTATCACCCCGTTGTTTGCTCCAATCATAGGCATAATAATACTGATTGATATGTCCTAAATTGTCTACCTTCCCACATCTGATTTTGTCAAACGCGACATGTTCTACGACAGCGATCTTTTTCCAATCATTTGACCAGGTTATCAGAAATGCAAAGCCGCCAAACATTTCCTTATCATGCGCAACCTTTTCGAGTATTTCATTGGCATCAAAATTTGGATTAATGTTGTCTAAAAATGCGAGCGTCTTCGCATCTGAACCTGTAGCGATAAAACCCTTACCCGCAATTTGTTGTATTTTATAATCTAAGATAGCACTATGCCATGAACAACTATTTTTAAGCTGAATAAGATAATCAGGATAGCCGTCGGGCTTGCCATGTCCCGAATAAGGAATCCAATCTTTCCCTCGCGCCTCCTTAAAGATAGGCACATTGTCAGTTACCAACTCCGAAGAATAGGACAACTTTACATTTGTTATTTCTGTTTCTTTATCCATAATTTATAACACTTATATCGTTAATCGAAGTTACAGTATTGTCTATTATTCTAGCAATACCTGAATTTAATACGTTTCCTTCATTGTCAGTAACAGAATATTTTCCATCACCCTTTACAAAATCTGCCAAAAACTCTATTGATACAGAAAACTTGATATACCTCAATGGGTACATGCTAAGATTTAATATCGTGAGTTCTTTTTTAACGCCTTCATACTCTAAAATGAAGATCATACCGTCCACACTCGGCAATGAGGTTGGAAGATACACATTATTTACTATTCCTTTTTCTAGCCTTATCATATCTTTTAATGTAATCTCGTGCAAACTCGTGCAAACTCATGCAAACTCGTGCGCTTACTGTAATAATACATTTTTGAACAAAAAAAAGGTAGAGCCTAAGCCCTACCTTCAATAAATGTTTGATCTTTATAAAATAATGTTTGTCGGATAAATATACCAATAAGTTCTACCCCTGTCCCTAATCCTAGGGATTACATCTGTTTCTCTTTTGTCAATCCAATCCCATCCGCTTCTTTTAGGGACTAATATTATAAGATATTTTTTATATCCTTTTGAATATCCTACGACCCTACCTATTTTTTTGCGCATGAACATGGCTTGATCACTTGCCTTTTTCCCATCAAACAACCTGTATAATTCTTCAGTTGTTATATCTCCCTTGATAACATCTAAGGTAAGTCTTTTTAATTCATCTTTTGTCATAGTTATTTGCTTTGAGGTACATATCTGTTTTCGAGATGCCTAGCTGGTGCGCCTTTCTTTACCGAAGTATACACCATATTCTTAGGCTTCATTAAAGCGTTCTGAACTGCCAAAGACACGCGTCTTACTCCGTTAACATAGAACACGCTCGAAGGGCTGTTAAAGAAACGTACGAATCCAAAATCTCTTTGCTTAGGTTTCCCTAAGACTTCTTTTTTACTCATTTGATTTTCCATGATTTTTCTTTATTTTAAACGTTAATAATTATAGTAATGTAAACAGTTTTTCTGTAGCGGTTTTTGCTTTTCCGCTACTAAGATTATTTAGTATTTGTTTTTCCCAAATGCATGCAAAACCATTTGGAGCTTGATACTCGGAAATAAATATTTTATTTGTCTTACTCATTTTTCTACACCATTCCCAAAATTTTGTGTGATCAAATGAATCTTTGTATTGAGTTGTACCTTGATAAGGTGGATCACAATAAATAACCGAGTTCTTTATATCCAAATCATAATATTGTTCCGCTGAAAATTGGATGCCTACTAAATTTGGTATTTGGTTATTAAAGTTTTTCAGGGTTTCCTGTAGGTAGTTTCTACCTAAATTTGAGGTTGTACCATTATACCCATTAAAGAACTTCCCTCGAAACGAACAGATGAAACCAACAAAACCTACATACCATTTTTCATAAGTAAAAATATGAGTTCTTACATCGTTGTATTCTTCTTTACCAACAAAATAGGGTATAGGTAATCCTTGTGATACATGAGAAAGTAGAGCAATCAAATACTCGTTTGAATCGTTTGCCCATCTATCTTCGCAAATAACCTTATCAATCATATTGCATCCACCACAAAATGGTTCAACGTATTTACCTAACTTGTCAACTTCAGGTTGAATGAATTGCAAAATATCTTTAGCAATCCTATTTTTTGACCCCATGTATATCATGATCTTTATTTTTTTAGTTCATAATTTGATAACAATTTGTACGGGCTGTAATAAAAACAATGCTTTGCATTGCCAAAAATATGGTCGATAGAAGATTTACTGTCCCAGCCATTAGAATTTGAAACGATAAGTTGGTTGTCACTAGAGTAACCAACGATCATAGATACTTCATCAGAAGGCATAAACGCCTGATCAGAATTTACAACTAATCCTTTCACTAAAGTGAAAAGTTTACGAGTACTTATGTCCCCACAATCCCATGCTTTGACGGCATTGTCTACAAACTCTTTGTTTAATAATATTTTCTTCATAATCTTTATGTATTAATGGTTTCTTATTTATGATTACAAATCTAGCTTATTGTATTTAAATATCCAAATAAAAATATGTATTTAACTATTATTTAACACAAATCCCCACGTTTCACAACGCAGGGATAAGAAATAAAACCAAAAAAAATGAATGATTATTAAGTGAACCGTCTTTTAAAGTGCTAGATATTATGACTTAGATAATAGAAGCACTATATGTTAAACCTCGGTAAAGAATGAATCTGCTACGCTTCCTGCAATCTCAGGCTCATTACCTGTGAAGGTAACTGTATATCCGTTAAGATCGCCGCCCGCAGTACCTGTAGTTCCAACGTTTGAAGTAATATCCAAACCGTTTGTAATACCCAATACCTTATTGAACCCGTTTTTGTCAATTACGATTGCCACTAATTCGTTTTGAGCCATCATCTGTAACTCTGTGCGTTTTGATGCCTCCGATTTATGAAAGAGCATTGTCAATACCTGAGCAACTACGCCTTGTCCCGTAGTAGGTGTACCCGTATAAGTTTCAGTACAGTTACTAGATTCCTTTGTTGGTATATATTCTTTGAAATCTGCAAGTGCTCCCGTTTCAAAGGTGACAACACCCGCAGTCATAACGGGCTGTACGTCTGTTTTAATAGCAAACAATACTTTGCGCAATCCGCCTGTACTATTTATACTAGCTCTAGGAATACCTGTTAATATACTTGTCATTATTATTTATGTATTAAGTTTATAAGAACGGACACGCATTACACGTGCCCGAATATTTTAGACTGCAACTTTTTGTATCATTACTTCGTTAAAACGTGCAACTTGTACACCAAGACGAAAAGCAATGTGAAGTAAGAAAGCCTCATCCCTATCTTCAAAGTAGAACTTAATAAAATCTCTCTCGGCATTTCCATCAACAACCTCTAACAAGTTATCAGGACGAGAAACAATATACTCATGTAAGCCAACCAAACCTTTAGTAGAAACGATATTAACGTTCGCATACAAAGGATGAGTAAACATTTCAGGAAGTTTACCTTCATTTAAAGTTTGGCTGTTAATGATTCCATTCAAGCCGTAGGTTGCTGCATAAAGGATTCTGAAATCAGAAGGAGACATATACAAAGATATTTTTTCCATTGTCATTTTTGGCAATGTAGTAAAATAACTCTCTAGCAAGGTAGAAATTGTAGCAACTGCATTTGAGTTAGTCAATGCAACGGGCGCAACTCCTGAAAGCAAAGTCGAAGTACTTGCTTTCAGTTTCTTTACAAAACCATCAACAAATTGACCTACTGATTTGTCGGTCTTTGTTTTATCACCTTGCCAAATAGCCAAATCGTATTGAATAGCAATCGCATTACCTTTCAACTCTAAGATAACATCACTGATTGCAATATCAGTTGGGTCAACTCCTTGTTTTTGTGCAAGTTTCAAAATTGTGCTAGAAATTTGAATAGCGCTGTATTTTTCCTCTAGTGTTACCAACGAATTTGCCACGGAAACGTCCGCAATACTGATAGATCCATCGTTTACGCCTGTGAAATCGCCTCCTTTAAAATTGGTTGCACCTGCTTGTAGATCAGGAACAACGCCCGCATCCTTAATTCCTGATACCATTTGAATAATATCATGGCTTTGCACGGTCTTTATCGCATCAACAATGACACGATCAGTTTTGCCTACGATATAATCCGCACTCGTAACGTCAAAACTCAACTGAAAATCTGCTTTTTTACCCATTTTACTTATTATTTTTTAATTTATATTCTTGTTTTACTTAGTCAAAGATTGCCTCATACTTAGAAACTGCCTTACTTTCTGTAGAGACTGGGGCTTGAACCAATCCTGTAGCTTTATTTGCGCCTGAAAGTGCTGTAATAACAGCTTCTTTTGCTTTCAATTCTGCTTTTAATGCGACATTTTCATCCAAAGTAACCTTTTGAGAACTCAAAAGAGCTTGTTTTGCTGCATTTACAGTAGCATCAACCGCACCATCTAATGGCATAAGTTCATCCCAAGTAATAACTCCGCCAACAATAGAGAATGAAACTCCATATGTCCCATCGGGAGTATTTGCTGGGTCTAATATTGCAGCCAATCCTACAGTATTCAATGGGTCGTTATCTGAACCATCACTTGCAGGCTCTGCTGGTGCAGCGGGCGTATCATTTGACGCAGGAGCGGCTGGTGTATCTGCGGCTTTCACCTCGGCTGGCTCATTCTCAGTCTTTGGCGTTAATGCTAAAGTAATAGCATCAGTAATCTTTTTTAAAATTTCTTGTTTCATCTTATTTTTAAAATTAAGTTATTTCATTACATGGTAATAATACAAATCACTTCGCAAAAGATTTGGCAACGTCAATAATTTTTTGCAAATCTTCGTCCGTAAGATCATCATCTTGCTTTGACAAATCTACCATTTCAAACTCAGCCTCTATACTGAATCCGTTAAACACTCCGCTCTTAATAGAGTTCCACAACTGATCATTGCATACGTAGTAACTAGCCATCCATGTACCTACAGGCATATTCAATCCTAATGCACACGATTTGTCTTTCTGAGTATCTGCCACAAGCCAACTCTCTACGATAGATGCATCATCCGTAGACACTGCATGTTGAACGGTCGTATCATGCACATTCTTTCCTGACAAAAATTGTTGACTTGCAAGTTTGATAGTATCAGCCGTGAAAAATATTTCACATTCACCGCCGTCAAAATCTGAGTTCCTATATATCATTTTGTTAGGTATCAGAACTGCGCCCGTTATAATGTGCTGATCTTCGTCTATACTCATCATAACCTTTTTCTCATCTTTTGCAAGTGCAACAAAGTTGCTTTCAATTGCAGGACGATCGACTATAGAAATTGCTGTAACTCCTTTTGTCTTATCTCCTATTTTCATTTCTACTTTACGCATATTTTCTCCTTTTAGGTAATAATACATTTTAAATTAAAAAAGACGGGTGAATGAACACCCATCTTAATTTTATACTGAGAATCTACTTTCTTGTACCTTTACTTTATTTTGAACATACGTTATATCGCTCTCCGCTACAGTTACAGGGATATTCTTAATAGATTTGATTACAATATCTGCAATAGCATCCGAATCTAACGTACTCCCCGAAGTACCGTTGTTTGCCTGATTGAATAATCTCGTTTGTTGCTCCTTGTTAAGTACCATTTCACCGCTGTTAAGTTTGGCATTGATATTATCACCACTTATTTGTTCACCCGAAACGATTCCACCCGTTGCATAAGTAGTAGACTTAATATTCCTCACAGCCGCCAATCCCGAAGCCAAAACAGTTGCGGTACTTACAACTTTACTAACAGTTGCCAAAGGCTCAGGCAAAACAGATTTCGCCGCCCACACGTTAGTCACACCTTCGTATGTATTGATCAATGCACTTGCCGCACTTGCTAACTTTCCTACAGTGCTTTCTTTTCCTGCCAACTCTGATATTGCATCGAACCCTTGTGTTGCAATATCTATCTTTGCTTTTAGAGATTCTTTATCACGCTTACGCTTATCCGTATCATTCTTTTTGTCTGCCTTAACTTGTTCGGCTGCATATTTCTTTTGGATAGAAAGAATAGCCTCTTGCCTATCTGATTCAATTTGTTTTAACTTATCTGTTTTATCTGATTCGTTTATGTCTAAAGTTTTAATAGATTCTTCCATCTCATCAGCCGCCTTATTCGCATCATATTCCGCTTTCTTTTCATTGTGTTTTATTTTTTCCTTTTCAGACAAATCACGGTGAGAGATTTCGTATTCATCTATACGTTGGTCTAAGTCTTTTGTTGCTTTTAGGGTATCATCTGCCTTTTTCTTATCTGCCTTAGCTTTATCCTCAGCGTACTTTGCTTGAATGGAAGCTATCACAGACTGTCTAGCATCCTCTATTTTCTTCAAGTTCTCAGTCTTAGTGCTCTCACTAACCTTAAGTTTATTCCATGCATCTGATAGTTCTTTGGCGGTCTTATTCGCATCGTATTCCGCTTTTTCCTCAGCCACTTTTTTCTCATCAGCCGCTAGACCTACAGTTTTGTTCATAGAAAAGTCTACTAACTTTTGCTCTAATGTCATCTCATCAGTTGCAAGTTTTGCCTTCGCATCTGCACGTGCCTTATCATCTGCATTTGCAGCCTTTACCAACTTCTTAATCTGAGTGTACATTTCCTTGCGTGCCTCATTACCCTTTGTTTCTACGTTGATAAGGGTTACATGTGCGTCTGTTTCAGCATCTAAGTCAGCCTTAACAGTTGAGTGCAAAGTATTCTGTATCTTAATTGCTTCGTATCTTAATGATGCGACCTTTTCCTCTCTAGCGATCTGAGCGATTGTAAGCGCTCCTGCTTCACGAGTAAATGCAAGTCTTTGCTTTGCAGAATAATTCTCACTATCCTTTGCCTTTGCTTGCAAGTCTGATATTTTAACTTCTTCTTTGGCATCCCTTATTCTCTCAGCACGTTCTAATTTATTTGCCGCACTGATCATCTTTTGCGCTTCGGCTGCTTTCTTTGCATCATCAGTCATATTGTTCAATGCACTACGAGTTAATTCAGCCGCTTTCGTTGTCACATTCTTAACTCCTAATACAACTTGCCCCGCCGCATCCGCCGCAGTCTTTGCAGCTGCTGAAAAGTTGCCACTAAACGCTTCTTTCAATGCCTTACCTAAGGAAGGAAGCAAATTAATTATACCACTGATTCGATTCGTGATATTCTCTTCGATCAAATCCTTAAACTTGACAAACGCCGCCTTTGGATTTTCAATCGCACTAAATATTTCCTTACCTAACTTTACAAACAGATCAGTAACGTTATTAACAACGCTTCCTACGACCGCAAGAATTACCTTTAGTTTACCTGCGCCCTCACTGCTTTTCGTAAAGTACTCATACAATGCCAACACAGCGATCACGAGTAACCCGATTCCTGTAGATGCGAATGCCAACTTAAGTATTCCCATTGCCTTAGACATTCCACCCGTTGCAACACTTCCTGCCTCCGTTGCCGCTGTTTGCGCCTTTTGTCCGTCTGTGTTTGTTTTCAGAACGGAACTCATCACGCTTTGAACTTTCGATACAACTCCCAACTCAGTACCGAATAATCCCGTCTGAGAAATGGCATTCTTTATACTATCAGTGTACGAACCAACGCTCAGAGAATTGTTTCCCGTGGATTCCTGAGACTTTTTCATTTCCTCACGAATCGCCGCTGTTTCAGAAACCAACTTTTGACCTGCCTCAGTATTCTTTAATTCGTCCGCACTCATTTGATTAATCTGAATACGATTCAATGAGTATTGAGCCGATAGAGCATTATATGAACCTGCTACACTACGAGCTAACTCATCTTGTAACTTAAGCTCTTTCTTACTCTCTGTGTGAGCTGCGTTCACCTGCCTCACCTGTGCCGCAGTTTCAGACAATGTATGCATATAAGAATCATACGCTTTCTGAACTTCTGCTACATTCTCTTTTCCCTTAAGCCCGACCTCTAGGATTATTTTATTATTTGTATCGCTCATATTTATTTATTATTAGTTTTTTCTTCGGTTGCGCGCTGATTTACGTAAGATATATATGTCAAAAATTCTCTAATTGGTTTATCCAACCAATAGTCAAGTTCCATTTTGCTTGTTGTTACTCTGTTTATGACATCATACCAACCCCAAACTTTAGCAACCGTATACTTATTCTCACAAAAACCCACTTCCTCATCTTCCAAATCAGCTTTTTTCTCATCAAAAAGCGTTGGAAAACTCTTATTTATATCCAATTTGTAAGACATT